CGCTTATTCACACTTGGTGGGGTTACTACAATCCCCTCCAGCATACTGACGTAATAAGAGTCAGCAGCAAAACACTGTCAATAGATCGACAGTGAAGACCAATCCCGACGAGGGCCCCGATTTTAATACCAGGGTCCCAAGTCAGGCCACCGCGAAACGCTAGATAGAGAGACGTGCGCAATCGTTTGATGCAGGGGAACGGAGTTACGCTCTTGTCCTGCAGCATCGACCGATATCCCGAGCTCCGATTCAATGGAGCTTAGGACGCCTCTCTTCGCTTCATCTAGCGTGGGACGTTCTGCCGCCTCAGTAGACCGAGGCGATCGTTTTGACAAACGCCATAGGACGGCCAAATGATAGCCTATCCTAGTCTCCTCGTGGCACACGGCCACGTGCGTGAGATGACGTACACGAAAACCTTCGTGTCCGTGCCGCAATCTCACTGGGGAAGCTTCGTCGAAGTTAGAAACGAAGCCCCCATCACCTAAGCCGACCGGTACCCTCAAACGAAGTGCCTGAGGGACTAGCTGTACTAGGTGGTCAAACGCCGGGCGGAGAGCCTTGTCACAGCCGAAGTTGTTCATTCGGCGGTGCGCAAGGAGCCGCACGGCATTAGCAAGACGGTAAACCGTCTGCAAGGAGGTCAATTCATCTTTGAGATAAATTGGCTTAACGTCAAAACCTAAGTAATAATGCGCCCCACAGCTCTCTCTAAAAGCAGAGTTCCAGTGGGATTTGGTCTCATTAATACGAAAACCATAAAAACGCATACACTTAGAGAACAGGTCCATCGACTTCGTCGGTATTATGACGTCGTCGCCGTAGGTACCCACGTCCGAAGACGGGGCACCGAGGTCCTCCGCGCAGCAAACAGCTACTGCGTAGAAGATCAACGATTCAAGGGCAAAGGTGAATCCATTTCCCATAGAGGAAAACTTCTCCCACTTTAGCCACTTGTCATGGACAAATCCCTGCGGGGATCGACAACTCTCTAAAAGCTGAAACCAATTAGGAGGCATTAGCGCCCTAACGACTTCAATTGAGATACTATCGCTCGCAGAACTTAGGTCAACAGTAGCAAGGAGGTTAGTAATACTACCTCTTCTCGCCAGCTGCTGATTTCGGCTCTGATCACGAAGGTCAATCCCAACCCGAAGCAAACGCTTGTTGATCATGCTACCGAGCGACTTCTGGAACCATAAATTCATTCCAGGCTCGATAGCAATAACTCGATCAGTCTTCGCGTCCTTCGGCACGGTTATAACTTTACAGCCCATCTGTAGTGTCGGATAAGATTCCCGACCCATCAGATGCCGCCCCCAAGATGGATAACACATCATCAAGAGAGGGGTTGGCAGTAAAGAGTAAAGGTCAGCTGTAATTCCATTCTCAGATTGGAATTTTATTGCGGAACAAGCATCCCGACGCTTTATCAACGTCGAGGCACCTGGCCCCCAGTCTGCACCAGAAAAGAACTCTTCAGTAGAATAATCCCCGAGAATTCTCGCAATTTTCCGCACGACGGCGTTATGCAGTCGGACGACGTCACCTTTAAATAGGGTGTCGCAAGCGAGGTTTCGGAATCTCTTATTCGTTTGCTTACAGAGAAGCTCAAATTCGTCGAACTTCTCCAAAGCCACCACTGCTTTATCTCGATCCAGGGTTAACCCCTTGAATTTTGACAGCAACTTCGTGGCGGCGTAAGCATCGCGAACCCGCTGCAATGAATCATAGCGGGTCGGGTCAAAGTCCAAGTCGACTAGCTGCTGGTGCTCATTGTTACTATAGAGCAACCAAACAGTCAGCGAACGAGGACAATCAAGCGACTGAAGAACCTTCTTGATAGCCCGGCGTGATTCACCGGGTGCAACAGCGTACGATCGAACTCCCTTAAGAAAGTTCGCGGCTTGCTTCTTAGAAGACATAGTCGAGCTCCTTTTGAGTTACGAGAACCAGGCAGGTTATTAAGCTGCCCTAAAAGAATCCGTCAATTAATACGGCGGATCCAGGTTCACCATCGCGTGATATATCGGCGAGCCCGTTGGATCTGTGGGCAAGTCGTCAGAGGCGTTGATGGTCGTACAGAACAGGCTGTGCCAGAGAGAAAAGAATACCATTCTCTCGGCTAAAGTGCCCCGTTCTGGGAACATGCACTCAAATGACCCCATGTGGTCATACGCTTTCGTCGGCGCGGGCTGTATGCCCGTAACCGTCGTCGGCGCAGTGACTTCCATGGTGGGCAACCAGAGCTTTGCGCTCATCTTGTAAAGTCGGGAGGTCTTGGTAGGCCTCCGAACCGCCAAGGTAAAGCGCGGATAGCCGGCCATGATACCGCCGGACCGATCCTCGTACGTTGTCACACCGTTGGCGTCTTTGCCGGCGGGGGTAAACGTTTTGTCGATACCGACAGTGGCGCTCGTAGTTTTCGCGAGTCCGCTGAGGATAGTCGACGCAGCAAATGCAGCAGTTTGCGGCATAATTGTCTTTCATTTAATGAAGGTTAAGGATAACTATTAGCTACGACCCTTGAAAGCAGCACCCATCAAGGCCAGCCCGTTCAGCGCATGAGTCACAGATAGCGGGTTCTTCCACGTTGGGAATGTCATAGACGGAAAGGCAGTTAGCTTTTCCCGGCTATATTTGACACTCTCGCGGCGTAAGTTCCCAGCCACTACTATCATTTGCGTATCGGACGGCTCTGTCGGATATAACTTCCCAGAGTAGTAAGTATCCCAATATGCTATCTGACGTGTAACACGGCTCCTATACCCATCAATAAAAACCAGCCCCCCGAAAGATGAAAAATTCTCGAGGTACGGGCCGATGGGCAAGAACCAGTCAACAACGAAAGAAAACGGAAGGACTTCCCATGCTAAATTAATGGGATTAGTAAAGCCCATCTGGTTAGCGAATGCGTGCAACGGATCCTGCACCTTAAACCGCATTCCAATGCGAGTGCTCCAAGTCGTATAGATTACCGTACGACCTGTGACTGCCTGGCCTGTTGTATTAAGGTTATGGCTCCGGTACTCGACATCGTCCGCGCTAGCCGTTACGTGAGTCGTCTGGACGTTTCGATTGTCCATATCATACTGGGCAATCGAAGTCATCAACCCCTGGATATCTTGAAGAAGAGGTTTCCACCCATACTGAAAGGCTAACCAATTATCGGCTAAACTCGCAGATTTACTAGGTTTCTTCCCCTTACGATACACCGGGGGCTTAGACTGCCATAAAAGCCTCGATGCTAACGCAAAGTTTCCTTTACGCGTTGCATTAAGACTACCAGCGATCCGGCCGGTCGTATTACTGACCATCCGAGTGAGCTGGCCAAATTGTGCAAAGTTTTGAGCGAAGTTATTTACGCTCTGACCTGATGCATCAGCCAATTTAGATACGGCACGATTGTCGACGTTGGTTTTAAAACCCAGCGCCGGCAAAGTTCCAGAGCCGAAGGGGCCCGTTCCGCCGAAAGACTGATAAGCGCCAATCTGCAAATCGTCGCCTTCTTGTTTGAAGGCGCCGTTGTCAGTGACACTCACCATATCCATGGCGTAGGGGTTTACGGGCAGTTTGCCGATCCGCTTCAGTGCGCGATAGTTCGGCGTCACCGTACCGGTGTAACCTCTAGAGTATACCGTAAAATTCGGACTCGTAATTGAATACCGAGTCCCACGGTAAAACTTCTGGAGAGGCCACACTTTCTGAATGACGACGGGGTTCTCCGCTGCTGTTACGGGCGGGTATGAGCGCCGTATTCTTCGGGGGCCAGTTGAACGGCCCAATGCCACGCCTCGAACCTTCCGGATCGAGGTTTGGATGCTTTGAGGCCCCGTCTTTCGGGTTAAGGGAACAAGTATCACGGCGATCGTCGATGTCTTGACTAGCCGATATGGAATCCTGATCGCCCCAAAGAAGTTATACCCGGGTTTCTTAGTCCACCTGTACTGGAGTTCCACTGCCCACTTACCGCCACCGGACGGGACTTTGATCTTCAAATCTCGAAAGTCGCTTTCGCGACCCCAAGGAGAAGACCAATAGATCCG